TCTATATTTGGTGCTGCAGCTTTTAATGCAGAAGCCACACTAACAGATGCATCAACTATTTCTTGGGATGTTGCGGCATCTCCTGTTGCAAAAGTAACACTAGGTGCAAATAGAACTTTAGGTGCAGGATCAAACGCTGTCGCTGGCCAGTTTGTTTCACTACTTGTTATACAAGATGGCACAGGATCAAGAACATTATCATTTAACGCTGTGTATGAATTTACTGCAGACACAGCACCAACATTAACCACAACAGCTAGTAAAGGAGACTTGTTTGTGTTTAGATATAACGGCTCAAAATTTTTAGAAGTCGGAAGAAATCTAAACTTAACGTTATCATAATATGTTTGCATTAGTCGAATCAGGATCAATAACAAAATATTTTGCAGGTAATAAAGGTATTGTCATTGGGGATACTCAATATTCAAAATCAATTTTTTCACTTTGGAGTGAAAGTGATAGAAACGCAATAGGTATTTACACAGTCGAAATAGATAGCACAAATAAAAAAGATGAAGAATATTATATTAATACAAACATTACTTATGCTTTTGCAGATAATAAAGTTACAGGTTCTTATGGAACAGCCACTGCAAAACAAATAGCTGATACTTTATTCACAGCACAAGACGAAACAGATGGTTTAGGCACAGAGGGAGAAGTTAAAGACAAAGGATTAAAAACAATTTATAAAGAAAAGTTTAATACACAGGCTTATAGTTTATTATCTAAAACAGACTGGTATGTCACAAAAGCAACAGAAGTTTCATCTTATTCAGTTCCAAGTAATGTGTCCACCTACAGAACAAATGTTAGGACTAAAGTAAATGAAATGGAAACATCAATAGATAATTGTTCTGATGTTGCTGCATTAGAAACATTAATGACTTATGTTAAAAATGAAGATGGTTCAATTACAAGACCCCTTGGAGAGTTTCCAACAGAGGTAGTTTAATGCCTACGATTCTTGGAGCAAATTCAGTTAGAGAAACAGGATACAACGTAGATAATTCATTAAGATTTGATGCGGCTAGTAGTTCTAAAATAACAAGAACAATAAGTTCTTCTGGAAGCACTAAAATATTTACTACATCTTTTTGGATGAAACTTAGTGCCTATGGCACAAATGATGCTATGCCTTTTGGCGTAGATCCTGATGGAAGTTTTGGTAATAATATGATTACCATGGAGATAAACGCTGACAGAAAAATGCGTCTTGATGCCTACATAAGTGGTGCTTATGTTTTTAGGTTAAGAACTAAAAGATTATTTAGAGATGAAAGTGCATTTTATCATATAGTTTTTGCAGTAGATACTAGTCAATCTACTGAAGCTAATAGAGTTAGACTTTATGTTAATGGAGTAGAAGAAACAGATTTAGATTCAGCAAGTTATCCATCATTAAATACTGATATAAATATTAATAATAGTGGCAACATAATAAATTTTGGTGGAAGATCAGGAACATTTTTTCCTGGTTATTTATGTGAAGTTGCATATATTGATGGTGCTCAACTTGCACCAACTGACTTTGGAGAATTTGACTCTAATAGTCCTACAATATGGAAACCAAAAGAATTTAAAGATGATGTTACTTTTGGTACTAATGGGTCTTATCTTGAATTTAAAGATAGTTCAGCTTTAGGTGATGATACGTCTGGAAATGGTAATGATTTTAGTTTAACTAACTTAGCAGCAATAGATCAATGTGTGGATACTTGCACAAATAACTTTTGTACTTTTACTTCAACTCACCCAACTGCAAGTAACTTTACATTATCTGAAGGTAATTGTAAGGTAAACAAAAGTGGATCAGGTACATTTGGACTTTATGGTACTAATATAATGCTTTCAAAAGGTAAATGGTATTTTGAAGTTAAATTTACTGCAGATGCTGGTTCAGATAGAACAAGAGCAGGAGTAGCAGCTTTTGAGAGTGTTACATCAAATTCAACAAGCACAATACAAGGTAATTTTTCTGGTTTTGAATTTACTTGTACAACAAGTGGAAGATTTAACATAATAACTGCTGGATCAAATAACGAAATAGATGGGTTTAATAGTTATTCTACTGGCGACATAATTCAGTTTGCGTTAGATATGGACAACACAAAACTATATGTCGGAATAAATGGTAATTTTTTTAATTATAGTTCATCAAATACTGGTGGTGATCCATCATCAGGAAGTGGTTTCGTTACAAATAGTGCAACAGTTTTAGCAGCTCCAGTAACAATTTATGCAGGACATTCTGTTGGAGTTTCTGGCACTAGCACATTAGAATATAATTTTGGTAATCCTAGTTTTTCTATTTCATCAGGTAATTCAGATAGTGAAGGGTTTGGTAATTTTGAATTTTCTGTACCATCAGGATATTTTGCGATATGCACTAAAAACTTAGCGGAGTATGGAGGATAGATGGCTTATACAACAGTAGATAATCCAGAGTTATACTTTCAAGTAAAAACATATACTGGTAATGGTAGCACACAATCAATTACGTTTGATGGTAGTGAGAATATGAAACCAGACATCGTCTGGGTAAAACAAAGAAATGCTAGTAATGGTGGTATTCAGTATGATTCAACAAGAGGAGCGAATAAAAAACTAGATTTAAATAGCAACAATGCACAAGACACTCAAACAGATGGTTTATCATCATTTGACACAGATGGATTTTCAACTGGAGCTAATGATGCTGTAAATGATGGTTCTGATACTTATTGTACATGGAATTGGAATGTTGGCGAAGGATCAACATCATCAAATTCAAATGGTGGAATCACAAGCACAGTACAAGCAAATACTACAGCAGGAATAAGTATTTTACAATTTACTGGAAGTGGTTCTAATGCAACAGTTGGTCATGGTTTAACTGCTGCACCAGAAACTTTTTGGATAAAAAATATATCAGCAGGTAGCACTAATAGAATTTCATTTTGGGACGCTTTAGGCGGTGGAAAATTTTTACGTCAAGATACAACAGATACTGCAGGCACAGATTCAAATATGTTTAATGATACAGCACCTACAAGTAGTGTTATTACTGTTGGAACAGATTCAGCAACAAATAATAGCGGTAGTACTTTTAATGTTGTTTGTATTCATAGTGTTCAAGGATATTGTAAAGTAGGTAGTTATACTGGTGTTGGGTCAAACGATGGAGCTTTTATATATACAGGTTTTAAACCTGCTTTCATATATGTAAAAAATCATTCAACTGGCTCTTATAAGTGGATTATACAAGATAATAAAAGAAATTTATTTAATCCAAGAGATAAATACATTTATCCTAATGAAAGTGAAGCTGAAGGTGAATCATCAAATTTTAATTTAGATTTTTATAGTAATGGATTTAAACCTAGAAACACAAGATCAGAAACTAATGATAATAATAATAAATATGTTTATTTGGCGATTGCAGAATCACCACAAGTAAATTCTAAAGGTGTACCAAATAATGCGGAGTAAATTATGTTACAAAAATTAAGATTTGCACCAGGAATAAATAAACAAATTAGTTCTTCTAGTGGTGAAGGACAATGGACTGATTGTGATAACGTTAGATTTAGATATGGTATTCCTGAAAAAATAGGTGGTTGGACTCAGCTTGGTGATACAAAAATTACAGGTCGTAATACTGCTATTCATCACTTTGTGACAACAGGAGGTATTAAATACGCAGCGCTTGGAACCAACAGAGTATTGTATGTTTATTCAGGTGGTGTTTTTTATGACGTGCATCCAATTAAATCGACAACAACATTAACGAGTGCGTTTACAACTACTAACGGATCATCAACGGTTACGATTACTTTTGCTAGTGCACATAATATTGAAAACGTTGGAGACGTTATTTTACTAGATAACTTTTCATCGATTACAAATTCTAATTTTGGTTCTACTGATTTTGAAGATAAAAAATTTGCAGTTACTACTATTCCATCTGATACAACAATTACTATTACCATGCCGTCTAACGAGTCTGGTTCTGGTGCAACGACATCTGGAGGTATACGTGTTCAGTATTATTATCCTGTAGGTTTAGCATTAGAGACAGCAGCAACGGGTTGGGGTCTTGGACAATGGGGTGGTCGATTATCAGGACAGTTTACATCTACATTATCATCATCTTTAACAGATAGTGCTACAAGTTTAACCATGGCGAGTTCATCTTCGTTCTCTTCATCTGGAACAGTATTGATTGGAACTGAACTTATAACTTACACAGCTAACAATGATTCTGGAACACTATCAGGTCTAACAAGAGGAGCACAAGGAACAACTGCTGCAGCACATGATTCTGCAGCAACGGTAACGGATGCTGCATCTTTTGCTGCTTGGAACAGTGCGCCATCAGGAGATGTTGTTACTGCACCAGGAATATGGTCGCTTGATAACTTTGGTAATTTACTAATTGCAACGATTAACGGTGGTGAAACATTTAGTTGGAACTCAGAAGCAACCGCTGCAAACTCAACTCGTGCAACAATATTAGCAAACGCACCAACAGCAACAGCTACAACTTTAGTATCTGCACCAGATAGACACTTAATATTTTTTGGAACTGAAACAACGATTGGTACAAAGTCAACCAAAGATCCGATGTTTATTAGATTCTCAGATCAAGAAAGTATTAATGCTACAACATCGTATACCCCATCATCAACCAATACTGCAGGTACACAAAGACTGGCCGACGGATCACGGATCGTTGGAGCTATTCGTGGTCGTGATGCAATTTATGTTTGGACCGATACGGCATTATTTATTATGCGTTTTGTTGGACCACCTTTTACATTCTCGTTTCAACAAGTTGGAACCAACTGTGGTTTGATTGGACAGAACGCTGCGGTTGAAGTTGATGGAACAGCCTATTGGATGTCAGAGAATGGTTTCTTTAGATATACTGGTAAACTAGAATCACTACCGTGTTTGGTTGAAGATCATGTTTTTGATGATTTAAATACAACACCAAGACAACACATTAACGCTGCATTAAATAACTTGTTTGGTGAAGTAATGTGGTTTTATCCAAACGCCGGGTCAAACACAGTTAATCGAATGGTATCTTATAATTATTTAGACTCAACAGCCGCAAGACCTATCTGGTCAATTGGTACACTTGATAGAACGGCTTGGTCTGATTCTGCAATTTTTGGTAAACCACACGCAACAGATTATGATGATAGTTCAAATGTGAGTTCTACATCAACAACTTATGTACAAGGTAATCAAGATGGTTGTTCTGTTTACTATCAACATGAAACAGGACTTAATCAAGTGTTGTCAGGGCAAACAACAGCGATTACTGCAAATATTAAATCAGGTGATTTTGATATTGGTCAACGTGAAGGATTACAAGGCGATGGTGATACGATGATGAGAATAAGTCGAGTGTTGCCAGACTTTTTATCACAAACAGGAAACGCAATCGTGCAACTTGATTTAAGAGATTTTCCAAACGATACTGCAGCAAGTTCATCACTAGGTCCATTTACTGTTAGCCCTGCTACACAAAAAATAGACACACGTGCTAGAGCTAGATTTATAGCGCTAAAAGTTTCTAATGATTCTACAAATCAGTTTTGGAGACTTGGAACATTTAGAATAGATTACAACTCGGATGGTAGAAGATAATGGCTAAAATTGTACAATCACTTACACAACCAAATCAAGACTATGATGTTATTACAGCAAGATCACTGGTTCGTGATATTGATGGTATTGTACAAAAACTAAATACAACGTATCAACAAGATTTGAAGGATGAAGTTGAGGCTTTCAACTTCTTTATAAATTAATGGCTAATACATTTATTAATAAAAAAGCGGATCTAACAACAACGAGTGCAACAACTTTATACACGGTCCCTAGTGCAACAACCTCGGTGATTAGATCCATACTCGTGTCTGAAGACTCAGGGAACGCGGATACCATAACGGTAACGATTACAGATACATCAGATGATGTATTTAGCTTATTTAAAACAAAGTCTATTAGTGCAAATGGGACAACAGAATTACTAACAAATCCGCTAGTAGCAACAGAATCAGAAGTCATAAAAGTGACAGCTGCAACAGGTAATAGACTCCATGTGGTGCTATCAGCCTTAGAAATAAAGCCAAGAGAAGTTACAACATAATCTTGCTTTATAGGATAAAAACGGGTAAGTATATGGGTTCAGGTGAAATACCTGCAGTTTAATTAAGATGAATGAAGATATGCAGGTTGTTATCAATTTCTACAAGAAATTTGATAGATACAAAGATAACACCGATGAAGAGATCTACCAACATATCCTGCCATCTTTTCAATTAAAACAATATAAAATACACAAAGACGGAGAAAACGTGATTGCTTTTACAAATTGGGCTTTTTTAAATAAAGAGGCTCAAAACAGATATGTTAAGACTGCTAAGTTAAACCAAGAAGATTGGAATAGTGGTGATAGATTATGGCATATCGATACTTTATGTATCGGTAATATTTTAAAAGTTCATCGTTGGACTAAAGAGTATTTTACAAAACTATTGGGAGTT